ATCCCAACCTTTACGGGCAAGGCGAAGGCTTGCGAATTGTGCGCTTTCGCGGTGAACAGTTCCGAACGGGCAGAGAGTTACTATCTCGTAATAGCGCTCTGCGCCCTCGTAACCGTGGCGACTAGAGACGATCACCGAAAGACTTGCAACCTCGCCAGAATTGGCGACGGGCTTAAAATCTGCAACGCGAGATGAAAAGAAGCGCATTGCCGAAGGGCTAAAAAAGTGCGTTTCTTTCTCCTTGCTTGCGATCTGGTCTTGATGCCAGACCTCTGCGGGGCGTGTTGGATAGTTTCTGCACCCGTTGCAAGAGCAAGGGAAAGAAAGCACCGTGTTACCTTGTGCGCCGTCTTTAACTAGCGGTGATCCGTATTTATTGTCCATTATTGCCTCTTTCTGGTTGATTTACTGACGGCCATCGTCAGGCAGCGCGTAACGCTACGACGCCCCGAAGGGCGTTTCGGCCTTATTCTGCGTTTAATCGTTGATCTATGGCGTCAATATGACCGCAGACGGCGGCGGCGATAACTTCGGCCGTCTGCATTTCATCGAATTGCACAATGTCCGATAGAAAGCCTTCTGCGTCGTACATCGCCGCGCCGTAGCGGTTGGCGTAGATGTAGCGATCATCGGAGAATTCAACATAAGCGGACATCGTAAAACCGCCCGTTTGCGCGGCTGTTGCTTTCTGGCCTCGTTGATTTAATTCGTTCACTAGTTCGGTTATGCCTTGACTATCGGCGGCCTCTTGGCAGCGTTGATCGTAATCGTTCATCTTTTTATTCTCCTTTTATTAAATAGCGTTCGGTCTCCGCGTCGGGATCTTTCTGAGTGGTGATGATTATTTCGCCTTGATCGTGCCAAGCAACGATATGCAGGCCGCAATTAAGGCAGGTTGGATCTAAATCGTTCATAATCTCCAAGGCGGAGTCGTCTTGCGTAAGTTTTCCGCAATTTAGGCAGATCGCCTTGCTTATTCCGTTATAAGTTGCCATTGGTTTATTCTCCTTTATCTTGTAATTTTAGGATCTTGATTACTTCTAGAAGTTGCTCTGCGGTTACGCCGTCGCGCTCTTGTGTTAATTCGGGATAGTGCTTTCCAACTTCTACCCAAAAGGTCGCGGCGATCTCAGATGCTGCGGTGAGGCCTTCCATAGATCCACCGCAACCGTTGGAATAAGCATCGTTAAAAGAAAAGTAACCATTTACATCGCCAAAAGATATGAATTGGTCATCGGTTAGCGTTGGGTGGTGAACGCCGATTTGGTCGGGATATTCGTGATTTACTGTCCAACCTTCGGGCGCTAAATATTCGGTCGCTTCTAAAACTTCGTAAACTGTTGCCATTTTCTTATTCATCTTTTTACTCACTTTCTCCGTTGATACATTGGCCGCAGATATTTTCTGCGTTTAACTTTTCTGCTGCTTCGCTTTCTGAATAAATCGTCGCGCACTCTAAGCAGCGCTGGCAAGTGCAGACGGTTACTGCGTCGCTGCACACTTCGCAGACTTCATCTTGTGCGGCGCACAATTCTGGCTTGTGTGTGAACTCTCCAAAATTGCCCGCGCCGTTGCTATCGGTAATCGTTCCGTCATCTGCGTCGCAGATTTCACCGCAAGCGCCGCAGTTATAAAACTCAGGGCATTGGTGATCTTTCGTATTTTCTTTTAGGTATCCGCCAAAGCAGATCTGACATATTTCCATCTTAGGCCTCTTTCGGGATCGGGTTGGTTGGTGATCCGTTGGCATAAGTCTAGGGCAGTATGCCCTATAGGCCAAGCAGGCGCAGAAAATAAAAGACGCCCAAAAGCTGTGAGATTTGATCGGATTTCGCGGCCAACTGTTAAAAGGTTGGGGCGTTATTGGGTGGCCTGTGGATAGTCTACAACGCGGTCGGGCGTGTTGCCGGTTGGGGTTGGTCGGGTTATTGGGTCAGATCCCGATCTAATATCGGCGGCAGTTGGGGTCAATAGTTGCCAGCAATTCGGGGCAGTTGGTGTCGGTCGGTTGTCGGCCTGCCTGCCTCGCCTGCTGCTGCTGCTGTGTTGCTGTTGGGTTGATCCGCGCCGCTTACATAGTAAGCCGCCCCACTTTGCCCCACTATCCCCCAACCTGCCCCCGATCCGTACCGCTTGCCCTGCTCTGGCTGCTGCCGTCGGCCAGAGGCCTACCCGCCCATAGTGAATTTGATACGCAGCCGGTATATATACCCCAACAAAAAATATTTGCTAAAGTGAAACCGTGTGATATGCCGTCTGAGCAGGACTTATACCAGTGTGTCCAAGGTCACAGTACCTAAAGCGGGAAATCCGTTAAATTTCCTGCCTTATATACAGTAGGGGAGCAAAGCGGGGAAGACCTTTGCGACCCGTTGCGGTCGCCTCTTGCGAGGCCCCTAGGCCGAGTACCGACTTACCCCTCAGTTCGCTGTGGCTCCTTCGGGCGCTAAGCCCGAACAGCCCGCTACCTTTTAGTCGGGATAGTTCTATCTAAATATTAGATCCGCTAAATTCCCCTCAGCCCGATAAAAAAATCGGGCGTAATCTGTAGGAGGAATAGATGGCTGATAATTCAGCAGACATCGCCAAGAGAATCATTCTCGGCGCTGTCGCAGAAGGAATGACGGTTGAGGCAGCTACTGCCTCTGCCGGCAAGTCAATTAAGACTTATGAGTATTACCGCCGCACCGATAAGATATTCGCGGATAAGATTGATCGAACCCGCCTAGGTCTAAAGGACAAGCAGTTCCAGGGTGGTGACGTACACGATATTGATTTCGTGGCCTTCCGCGAGAAGTTCCTACACTCTAAAACTTTTCCACATCAGATAAATCTGATAGATGTGATCGAAGGTCGTGAACCTTCGTGGCTGCACCCCAGTATGAAATATGAACCGGGCCTTGCCGCTAACCGCGTACTGATAAATATTCCGCCAAACCACGCCAAGTCAATTACGGTCACCGTAGACTACGTAACCTGGCAGGTAGCCCGTAATCCGAACTTCCGTGTTCTGATTGTTTCCCAGACACAGCAACTAGCTGCTGACTTTCTCTACGCCATCAAGCAAAGACTCACACATCCAATGTATGCAGATCTGCAAAGTGCTTATGCTGCTGGCGTAGGGTTTAACTCTAAGTCTGCCTCTTGGCAGGCAACTCGCGTTACCTTTGGTGATGAACTCCGCGAGTCATCTGAAAAAGATCCGAACATCGAGGCCGTCGGTATCGGCGGTCAGATCTACGGTAAGCGTGCCGATATGATTATTGTAGACGATGCTGTAACGCTCAAGAACGCTAACGAGTTTGAAAAGCAGATCCGCTGGTTAACCCAAGACGTGCGATCTCGTTTGAACCCTACTGGCAAACTTATCATTATCGGAACCCGCGTAGCCTCCGTTGATCTATACCGCGAGCTACGCTCAGAAGATCGCTACCCTGGCGGCCTAGTTCCTTGGAAGTATTTAGCAATGCCGGCGCTTTTAACAGCCGATGAAGACCCTGACAAGTGGGAGACTCTCTGGCCTGCCTCAGATGCTCCATTCGATGGACAAGCAGAATCCGACAAGAACGAAGACGGTCTATATCCGCGCTGGTCTGGTCGTAACCTTTATAACGAACGCCAAGCAATGGATGCAAGCACCTGGGCTTTGGTATATCAGCAGCAAGACATTTCCGAGAACGCCGCCTTTGATCCTATATGCGTTAAGGGATCTATTGACGGTATGCGTAAATCTGGCAACTTAGTTGCAGGCTGGCCCGGACATCCTAAAGACTTAAATGGTTTTACTTATATCTGTGGCCTAGACCCTGCAATGATTGGTGATACTGCAGCTATCTGCTACGCCGTTGACCGATCAACTAGCAAGAGGTACATAGTAGATGCTATTAAAATTAGCCGCCCGTCTCCAGCCGATATACGTAATCTTATCTTTGATTGGACAGCACTCTACTCTCCTTCCGAGTGGATCGTCGAAAAGAACGCCTTCCAATCCTTCTTAACACAAGACGAAGGTATCCGTATGCACTTAGCATCACGCGGAGTGCAGTTCAAGGAACACCATACCGGTTCTAATAAATGGGATGCTGGCTTCGGTGTGGCATCTATGTCTACCCTTTTCGGTACTAAGCAGTTTGATGGTAAGCACCATCGAGATAACTTAATACATCTGCCATCAGATCAGACTGAGAATGTCAAGGCTTTGATTGAGCAGTTAATTACCTGGACTCCAACGACTAAAGGTAAGACCGATATGGTTATGGCTCTTTGGTTCTGTGAGATCCGAGCACGTGAGATGCTCAACTATGGACAGTATGCCACCCACCATATGAAAAACCCATTCCTATCTCGCCAAGAGCTAGGCAAGCGAACAGTTATCAACTTAGAAGAAGCGTTCGCAGAACAAAACAAAATGAGAATCATTTAGGAGATAACATTGTTATCAGTCAAAGAAATTGACGCGAAACTATCGCGGCTACGTACACGCTCATCAGCGCGTGACCAACGTATGCGCGATGTGCTTTCGGTGCGTCAAGGAGATATCTCAAAGGTATTT